ATGTTAGGTCAACAAATCCTGCAGGGTAGTAAGGAACTTCAAGAACAGGAACACCTAGAACACGAGTCTGACGTGCACCACCGAAAGTCTGGTTTGCACCACCAATGAATTCGTTACGAGTATTCTCGGTCGAACCAATAGTAGAGTAAACTGTAGCATTGTTCTTAACGATGTTAGCAAATGTGTCTGTACCAGCATAGAACTTTAGTCCATTTGTGATGGCACGGTATCTGCGAGGCATAGCCAAGATAAGTGCTTGTAGTCTTTCAGTTGTCCAATCAGTGAACGCAGCATTTGACCCAACTAGAGTTGTGTTAATTACTTCGTGTGCACTACCTAGGTTAGAACCAGCACCTGTGTTAGGGCTAGTCTTCTCCTGGTTAATGAATCCGTTCATAATGCTTAGGAATGAACCTGTTGAACCGTCACCGTTAATGGCTAGGTCCTCGATGTCGTTACCGAAAGCATTAGTCATAAGACGGACCAAGTGGTCTTCCAAAGCGGCACCCTCGATGTTATCTTCGAGTGACTCTGCAGAAACCTCCCAGTCTAGACGAATCTTCTTGGTAGTAAGTTCAACCTTTGAGAAGGTTGCACCTGTGTTGGTGTATGATGAAACACCCTGGCTTGCAGCACGAATAACACGGTCTCCCACGTTAATCTTCTCAAGTTCCATTGTGTTTGCTCTCATTGTTACTCTGCGTCCGTCCTGTGCAAGTGTGGTTGCGTCCCAAACATAGTCGATGAAACGACGTGCCTGTTCAGGGCGTAGGATACCAGTACCTGGATAAGTTGGACTTGCAGTAGCAGATGGGTTTACACCATTTGCACCTGTTGTTACACCAAAGTTAGCGGTAGGGCTGTTGCCCAGGTAAGTACCGTGTTCTGAAAAAGAACCTGTACCACTTGTTACGCTGTCTGATGTACCGAATGAACCTTCAGCGTTAGGGTAGTTTGAAACTGGACTAGCACCTGAAGGCATATTTTTGATAATTTCTTCTGACATTTTATTTTTCACCTCCTAGTGAATTTTTATTTTAGTAAATCGGATGTTGTGAGGAAACTTCCGCCCCATACTGATTTTTCCACCAGTACTGGTTCCTGAATGACCTCACCGAGGTCACCAGACTTGCGGAAAGCGGTGTCTGCTTCAACAGCATCGATACGCTTTCCAAGATTTGTGAAATCTGACTCTGCATCTGCAACTACTGCAGATACATAACCAAGAGATTTCTTTAGTTCAGCAACTTCAGCCACCAAAGATGCATTTGCATCTGCGATTGACTTTACGATTGCTGCAATGTCGCTAAAGGCTGTTGTAACTGTTGAACCTAGTTCTGAAACTGCCTTGGCAATTCCTTCCTCTGAACCTGGAACAACTTCTTCTACAACTTCTTCTACATGTGCTGGGTCTGCTACTGGAGCATCTTCAACAACTTCTTCTGTAGCAGGAGCGTCAACTACAACTTCTGCCTCTGGAGCGACATCTACTGATTCAACGTTTACGTTTTCATCGGTCATGTTATCATTCTCCTTTTTAATAATCTTAGAAGTATTAATGCCTTTAGCACTATCAACTAAGAACTTTACCATGTCAAGTTTATCAGAATCTGACTTCTCGACAAAACCTATGTTTTGCATCTGTGCTCCAGTTACTGGGCTTGATGCTGTTTCTTCCTCTGAGATTGTTACTAGACCAGATTCCTTGTCCCAGAAAACATTCTCAATTACTGTTTCTGTGCTACCGCCAACAAGTGTATCTACACCGTTTACCTTTTCAACAGAAAGAATGTTTGCAAACTGGTTTGCAGGACTGTCAACTAGGGATAACTCAACCAAGTCGTAGTCCTTAATAATTCTAATAGCGGAATCGCTCTTTTCGTCATAGCCATCATCCCACTTGTTCATCTTGCCACCGATAGAGAAACCTGTGTATGTTCCATCGATAACCTTTTCCCATGCGTCCTGAGCACCCTTTGAAATATAGGCTGACACATAAATACCCTGATAGAACTTCTTTGTCTCTGGGTCAAAGTACTTGTCTTCTTTGAATGCTACCATCTTGCCTACCGCTTTTGGCTGGTGCATCTCACGGATGTTGCCACGGAATTTTGAGAAGGCTGAAAGGGATGCTTCTGGTGTAACGATGTCATTCTGCTTGTCAATGTTATCAAGCGTTGCAAAACCAGATACGATTCTACGCTCTGCGTCTACCTTTGTGAGTGGCATTGAAATACGGACATTATCTCCGTCAACGTCAAAATGTGCCTTCTGAATACTCATACTATTAATTATAGCCCCTTTTTAATAAAGTGTTATACAAATGTTATTATACCACTTTTTTAGGCGGAGCGTCTCCCTTCGCCTTTTGGATTTCTGCCAGCGATGGTTGCAGTGCTATCTGCTTGAGCCTGTTGGCGTTCTGCGTCACGAGTTCTGTTACCTGCATTGTTTGCCGCAGCATCTGTTGCCTGTCTTGCTGTAGGAACAACCATTGAATCACTTTCCTCACGCTCTGGCAAGTTAAGAACTTCACGAGCCTCATTAGGAACCATAATCTGGTTCTTAACATAGTTAGTAAGAATCTGTGACTGAGCCAACTCATCAGTGAGTGTGAGTTCGTTAAACTTAAATTCTAGAACATCTGTCTTTTCACGAATAATCTTGTTAAGAATCTTTTCAAGGTTACGCTGTGCTGGTCTTGCAACCTGCTCTTTGAATGTTCTGTCTTGTGCTAGTGAGTCTGCAATGCTTGAAGAACTGCTACCACCAAGTTTTGATAGAGGAACCTGGTGAGCAACAAGAATGTCATCACGGTTCTGGTTGCGATACTGGCTAAAAGAACCTTCCTGAATTCCGTTTTCAATTGGCTCCATCTTAAACTCTACCTTGTTATTGTCTGTGTCTCCAGGAAGAGGGATGTAAAGAGTTCTGTGAGACTGTCCCTTAAGACCAGTCTGTAGGAAACGGAACAGTTTGTCCTCTGCTTCCTGTGTAAGTTGTGCACCCTTTAGAGTAACGATATAACGAGGAACAGCCTTGTTATTAAAGTAGTCAATGTTGTATTGTGATGCCAGCATGTCTCCCAGTAGAGATGGCATAGCAGCCATGATGTCTGGAACACCATAAAAAGTGTTTAGTGGAGAGTATTCCTTGATGTGAATAATCTCGTTAGGTCTTGGGTCTTCGGTGATATAGTTTACGTTCTTTGCTCCGAAGTTGCGGAAGTAAACAACCTTGTTTGCAATAATCTGAACGAATCCGTCACGCAATCTACGCACACGCATAGTGGATGCAGGGATATGACCAATGTAGCCAATCTCGCCAGTTGTGGTTCTACCAACTTCAATGTATCCGTTACCCATGGCGTGGACATCTGTAAATACCTTCTCAAGAACTGATGAGAACGATTCGTCCTGGTTCAAGCCCTCTAGCCAATCTCTAAGTTGAATCTTTAGTCTTTCAATTCTGTTTCTAGCACGAGCCATCTGGTCTGCTGTGGCTGCCTCTAGTTTAAGGTTTGTCTTGTCAGATACGATAAAGTCGTAGCCCAGACCAACTGTGTTTTCTACCTTTGCATCAATAGCAGCGTGGTTAGCAAATGAGGTGTCATAGTAACTTGCTAGTTCATAAAGATTGTATGGTGGTGTGATTACGTCAAACAATGCATATGCATTACGAAAGACTACACCTGGATTAATAGCGTTAGAGCGAGCACCGCCAACACCTGTCTGAATTGCTCCAGCAGACTCAAGGTATGTGTCATCGCCCAAAGCCTTAGCCATTCTTGTGCTTCTACGCTTGAAATTTGATTGCATACCATTAAAACTTTTGATTTCGTCCCATGATTTAGTAAATGGGTCTAAATCTGCAAATTCGTTTTGAACGACTTGTGCTTCATCTAGTCTTGCTGGTGTGGTTGCATACTCATAATAATTCACTAGTCATCACTTCCGAATTTATCAAATGTTTTCTTTGCATCAATAATTGCACCTAGGTCTGTTTCTGAAGGGATATATCCCTGAGCCATGCGGTCAATCTGCTCGCTATACTCTTCGTCAGATACTTTGCGAACATTTGGCATAAAGATTGCTCTACCATCTGGAAAGCCTAACCAAGAGGCTTCTTTTTGTAGTAGGATAATTCTTGACTGGTCATCACGCATTGAGTCAATGCTTAGGGCGTTTCCGCTGTCATCTGTTAGAACTTTACCAGAACGTAACTGCCAAACGTAGATTCCATAGTCTGAAAATGGCTCTTCTACGACAGAAACTTTTGTTTTGCCAATTTGGTTGGGCATGACTTGACCAATATCTTTTGTAGTATCTATATTCATAACCACTAGTATACCACATTATGCAATGTTAAGTGTAATTGTGTTTCGTTCTATGTCCATGTAGCCAATATAACTATACCTGTTAAACTCTAGATTTTCAGTGTTTGATGAAGTGTCTGCAAATATCTTGTTAGTTCCAGTATATGTTTTAAAAATTTCTTTCATTCCGTTGTCGTAGACCTTGTAGTAGTCTGATAGAGTAGTATACTTCCAAGTTGTTAATGCATCCCAGTCGCCATTGTCTACAGTACTCCAGGATAATATTGTTATTTTCTGAGAGTTGTTTTCGGTGTCCAGTCCATAAAATGATATGTTGTCTATCAAGATGCCCGAAGTTATTTTTATTTTGCCAACTGATTCTGATATGTCTATTGGATTTAAGAAAGATAGACCAAGGAAGTTCCATTCATCTAGTTCTAGAACTGGTTCTGCAACAATCTTACCATTTAAGTAGTATATTGGAATATTTGTTGTCGAGTCTGTGTAAATTCTACCCTTGGTGTTGGCGGAATTGATTGATTTTAGGTAGAAAGAAATTGTTTCATTTTTAGAAACTATCTCAAATACCTTAACTGCTGTTGCAGGAAATTCTTTAATATCTGGTAAGACAGACATTTGCATAGAGTTAATCTTAATACTTAGTGATGGATTTCCTATTTCAAAGAAGATTCCTCTATCTGTTTCTGAATCGTAGTCTCCACAAAATCTTATTCCTGAGTGTCTGGTAAGGTATAGGTATGGAGTGCTTTGTTTATAAACAAGGTGTGGATTTTTGCTTTTATAATCGTAAGTTTCTCCAGAATATATGTATGGATATAGATTTACAGAGTACTTTGTTCCAATTGGATTATATTTTGTACCAGATGGATTCTGTTCTGTTGGAATTGTTGGAGCATATTCTAAAGTTTTTGCTGCAACCTGTAGGTGTCTAATTTGGTATGGTTTCAAATTGCTTGCGTTGTCATTTAACTCTACATGGAATACAATTGCCCACTCATCCCAGCCTAATTCTGTAATTTCTGGTCTTGGTGGATAAACGACCATACCGTTTACAAATTCGTACTTAGCATCTTCATCTGGTGTACTAGCGTCAATAACCCTATTTTCATCAGCAGAGACAGTTGATGAAAATTCTGAAATATTTTTTATTGCTCCAGAAGATACTCTTTGAAATGTGATATATGAACGCAAGTCTTCGTCTGAGGTATCGAAGTTTCCAGAAGCATAGGCTTTTGGTTCTGGATAGTCTATGTTTATTTGAACAAAATCAAGTTCCTGAATTGGGTTTCCGTCAGCATCGTCAACTGTTCTTGATAGTTTGTTTAATGGGATATAGTCTTGCCAATAGGAGTTTGTTGCAATATCTAAAATTGTTTTCGAATATTCATTTACTGACGTGATTGTGTATGTTGCTGTTTTGGCAGAGAGTGTGGATTCTGAAGAACCAAGTGTAAGGATACCAGAACTAAACAAACTAGAAATATCTGCAAAATTTCTAGAAGAGCAGAGACCAATCTTATAGATGTTTCCACTAAATGTGTTTGATGTTAGATTGTCACCACCAACATAAAGATTTAGGTTGTTTACATCGCTCAGGAATGATGCTACCTCGCTGTTTAGGGTTACTAACGACTTTATATCTATTCCTACTGCAAACTTTGTATTCTGTGTAATTGACTTTGTTGTTATAGTTGACTCAGTACCTTGGTATTTTATTTTATAGGAAACGGTGGTGTTAGTAAGAGATACCTTCAGATAATCATCGGTAGACTCGTTTAATATTTTAAAAAGAATTTGCTCTGTTCCACTACTTTCTAAAGATTTAAATATTCCATATATACCACTTGACAAATGTTCGTTCTTGTTGAAAGAAGAAGAATAAAGATATCCCTGATTGCTTGACCAGGACCTTCCAGAACCGCTCACAACAGTTCCTGGTCTTAGGCTTATGAACACGTCGTTAGCGGCAACGTTTGTAAGATAAAGGTCCTTAAGCCAAAGTTCTGAAGTATACAAAGATGTTTCTACTTCTGGAGCAGCATAAGACCTTGTAGACAGAGTTTGTGTAGGACTTATATCAAAATTATCAATTATCGAAGCCTGTTCCCACTTTGCCTGAAAACTTGGATAGTTGTAGTTATTTGTATAATTTGCAAAACCAAAATCAGCAAGAATTGCGTTTCCGCCATACTTAATATTTATATCTAGTGGAACATCCACTGCCTGAGCGTAAGCCAATCTCATCTTAGACAAGACACTTGAACACTTGTATGGATAGATTGCAATCGAATCTACTTCCAAAAACTTAACATCTGAATAAGCAAAAAATCCAATCCAATCTTGGTCATCAGAAGAGCCATCTAACTTTGCTGGCAATGTAAGTGTTGATGAGTCTATTGGCAAAGAGATAACATCGTCTCCATCTATTGCTAACACAGCATAATTTTCTGCAACTATTACTTGCAACAGCATAGGTCTGTTTAGTTCTGACAAGTAGTACGATTTTATATCTTCTCCAACTTTTAAACTTATAAATTCTTTAGTTACATATACCCCATCGGTAGATGCTAAAGGTCCAATAATTCTTTTAGGTATTGAATTATTTGAGTTTATTCTTATCATCATTTCAAGGGTTAGTTGTTTGTATCTTCCATTTTCATTCAAAAAGCCGAATCCAGGAATTATAAATGATGGCTGACCTGCTGTAGCATGTGGATAAATTATTGCAGAATTTGCAGAGCCATAAGACAGCGACATTCCAGCATTTTTAGCATACAAGTTATTTCCGCTACCAATATAGTATCCACTGTAACTTTGATTTCCATATGACTTTGCCTCTATTCCAGCAGTTTGCGTTGTTGCAATATTTGATGGAATCGTTATCAGTGTCTGACCAAAAGACTCTCCATTAAAAGGCTCTGAATTTTTTCCAATAGTCAGTCCGTTTATATAAAAAGTTGCAGTTGAAGAAGCATAGACAAATTCAATCTTTAAATTTTTGGCTGTTGCTTGATTTGAAAATGTAAAAGAAACTGGAATCCAAGTTAATGTTGGATATTTGCTGCCATAGACAACTGTTTCTTTAGATGTTATTCCAGTGTATCCTACTTTGACTGTAACGTCTGAAGATGTTTGAATATAAAAACTTACAGTAAATCCTTCAGAGTCAGATGTAAACGTTGTGCTTGAGGTTATTGTTGTTGGGCTAGAGGTTCCTCCAACTTCTGTTACAAAACTTGATGGAAATGGTGCTGTCTTATTTCTTGGAGTGTCTGTAATGTTTGATACAGAACCACCTGTTGGTGTCCAAGTGCTTAGTTGTCTAAATGATTCGCTAATTAAAGAAACATAGTCAGATGTGTCGTCTAATGACCATACCGCTAAAGGATGTTCGCTTAGGATTTTATCTGCATACAGATTCGTTGTGATAGACATATTTACTATTCTACCACATAAGAAAATACCCTGCCAAGTTAATGACAGGGTATCTTACTCATTTAGTTCTTGTCTGGAATTTTAATTTCACAGTAATCTGTGGTGCAATAGGCTTCGCCCTGTGCCTCTAGATTATCCACACCATCATAGATAGCAGAGAAATCAATCTTTGCCAATCTTCCAATGTAGTAGTCGTACTCTTCTTCTGTAATTTCAGAATATGGTTGCTGTGGATAAACTGTGTTTCCCATTGGCAAGAATGATACTGCCTTTAGTTGTCCCTCATACATGTTTAGAACAGATGCTATGTGCTGCTTTTCGGTTGCTGTGTCAAATGATAACGTTACTGAAACACCGTTGTCTGACCAGTACTTCTGAGCAGTAGCAGCAAGGGCTGTCTTCTCAAATAGAGTTACATCCTTTTCTGCTCGCTTCTGTCCTGAAGAGATTGGGAAGTATACTACTGAGGTGTTTGCTGACACTAGGTCTGCCTCAATCTTATACCCTGCTGCTTTAAACAGGTGTAGCATTGGGTCTGAGTTACCAAAACGAATTGCTCTTAGGTAGAACTTTCCTCCTGGACCCCAGTGAACTCCAGGTGTCGCACCTGAAAGAATTGAAACAGAACCAGATGGCTTGACTGTTGTTACACGAATTGATTCACGAACACACATCCACTCTGAATACTTGTTGTCGTAATAACGAATCTTGTTGTATCCCTCGTCCATCCATTCACGAGTAGTAGGTAAACCATGCTCGTCAGCGAATGACGCAATACCTGTTAGAGATGTTCCGATTCTGCGGTTACGTTGCATGATACCATTAGTCTGCTGCCAGTGAGTAGGCAGAAGTGTAACAGTCTTTCCATACAGGTAAGCAAACTTAAGAGTACGCAGGAAGTCTTCCTTTGACTCGTGACGGTTTAGGTGTACTTCCACAAGGGTACATAGTTCATATGACTCTAGTGGCTGTTCTGCACACGGATTGAACCCCATTACACGATAGTCCTTGCCATCTGCTGGGTCTGCCAAACGACCAAAGTTGCGAGCAACATCTAGCCAGATAAATCCTGGCTCTCCATTGTCAACAATGCGGTCTACATACTTTGCATAGTCCATTCCTACATTTGCTTCGATAGAGTTGTTAGACATCCATGCCCAACCTGGATTCTCTGGGTCGTAAGAGTTACGCTCAGGGAATGCTTCTGCATTCTTTAGGTTTAGAAAGTCTTCATCTCCATCTACACCAAGTGCAAGGGTAGCAGAACGTCTAACGTTACCTGAAACAACACAAGTACCAATAAGGTTGATTAGGTCAACGATAGCACGAGCATCTAGATTATCTCCAACACGCTGTCCTAGCACATGGCTAATTCTTTCGTGTAGTTTGATTAGTGGTGCTGGTCCTGACGCTACCCCACCAAATCCCTTGATAGGTGCACCCTCTGGACGAACTTCAGAATAGTCAAACTTCTGTACGCTTTGACCTGCACGAAGATATGAGTTGATTAGCAAGCGTGTTGCCTCTACCCATCCTTCACGAGTATCAGGAATAACGTAAGTTACTTCTGGTTCAATTGGTGCATAGATTGGGAAGTTCTTGTCTTTACCGAGGGTATCGAAGCCAACTCCAATACCAAGCATAAGAGCATCCATAACCCAAGCAAATAGTTGACCTGGGTCATTCTTATCTAGGTCCTTGGTAGATACCATAGCACAGTTCTGTAAAGCAGCAGAATTACGCTTTTCCATTGTAAGTGGTGTACCAAATGTCCACATTCCACGACCTGGAGGTGTCCACTTTAGGTTAAACATGCGGTCAAAGGCTTCTTGTGCTGACTTCTGTGCCTTGTAGTCGTTCCATGGGAGTCTGTTCTCCTTTGCATGGTTTTTCTGGACAGAGTACATACCTTCGATAACTCTGCGTACAACTTCGTACCAGCGTTCTTTGGTTCCGTCTTCTTTGACTCGTGAGTAGGTGCGAACAAAGGTAATTTCACCTAGTGCGTTGCCACCTGCATCCACGAATCCAAAGGGTGATTCAAGTGTTTTGTACTTTTCGACAAAATCGCTTGGTAGGGTAAATGAGAAAAAATCTGACATAGTGTTTCCACCTTTCTAAAACTGTGATTGATACAAGTATACCACTGTTTTAGGATTTGTCAAACACTACTAGTTTTCTAGTTGTTCTATTCTGGCTTTTAGTTCTTCAACCATGCCAATTAGGTCGTTAATTGCTTGTGCCATTACTGGAATAATCTTTGCTTCCATTACTTCTTGATAGACTGGTGCTCCATTTTCATCTACCGCATCTTTTTCACCAAGCACTGCATCTGGCTGAACATCTGCTAGTTCATGTGCTAGGAAACCTGTGTGCAGAGTATCAGATGGGTCAATCTCGTTAATCTTATAGAAAGTGTATGCTTTAGCATTTTTCATGCGTTCGAGGGCATCTGTTATTGGAGTAATATCTGTCTTCATTCTGTAGTCAGAACCAGATGCAAACGCTGGCGTTCCACCAGATGCTACGTTAATTGTTCCATTAGTAGCACCATTATAAAGGAACTGAAGCATGGACACTGTTCCAGATGCACCATAGCGATGAGAGTAGAGTGGTGTTCCTCCAGTTCTGCTAGGCAAAATCCAACCAGCCTGATTTAAGTGATATCCAGTAACCTGTTCAGTTACAGATGATGTCTTTCCTGAAAAAGTAATATTGCTTCCTCCAGTAAGAACTCCGACAAACTCTCCAGTTGTTAGAGACTTAATTTCTCTATTAGTGTAAAAACTTCCATCTGAATAGATTGTTGCACCAGTTGCACCAGAATATCCAAGACCTATGTTCATTTCTGAAGAAAATGTTTTTATACCTGCAAATGTTTGTGTACCAGTTGTAACAATACCAGATGCTGTTCCAGATGCAGAGGGGATTGCCGCAAAAGAGACAGCAGACATTCCGCTACCAGTCAGGGAGCCTGTTGGTCCAGCAGTTGTTCCACCAGTATATGTAAATGTTGTTGGGTACCAGTTATTGTCTGTAGGGGTTACCCAAGTACCATCGCCACGAAGGAATGTTGTTGCTGAAGCACTTGTAGTAGTTAACAGACCAACAGCACCACCGCTATCTGCAATAACTACCTTCAGAGGATTTGTTGCTGTAACAGTTGTGGCTGTAGTTCCAGTATTAGAAATGTTTCCATGAGCATGGTTACCTAGAGCAACAGTTGAACCTGTAGTTCCAGTTGGAAGATACGAGATACCAACAGTTCCAGAAGAAATATCTGACCCAGCGTGAGTATGTGAGGCTGCAGCCAATCCTGCCTCAGCAGCAGTCTGATTCTTCCATAGGCTGCTTGCATTATCGTATGCCAAAACTTCATTATCAGCAGGAGTTCCGTCAATCAGAACATTGTGGAGTTCGTCTAGTTCCCATCCGTTACTGATGTGGACAAAAATTTCTCCAGTGTTGGTGTTAGCACGAGTAACGACACCAAGGTAGACAAGGT